CAGCTTCAGCCGCAGCAGCCCACGCAGCAGCCCTCGCAGCTTCAGCCGCAGCAGCCCACGCAGCATCCCTCGCAGCATCCCTCGCAGCAGCCCACGCATCTTTAGCCGCAATCTTTAATTCCTCCGCAGTTGCTTCACCATTTGCGAATCGCTCCGCAATGTCAAGCGCAGCAATACTTTTAGTATCGGTCATCAGGTGCTGAATCCTTCTGGCACAACGCACAGCAAAAAGGCGTATCCCTTTATCGTGGCCCTCGACTGCACGCAAGCACCACAGTGCATCGTCCAGTCCGTTGCTTCCGAGGATGGTGCTGATATTTAAAGGCTCATCATCCGCCTGTGTTTCCCAAGATGCTTAAGCAGCTTTTCCCAGCCATCTTTACAAGGATAATGGCTGCGGATTTTGTTCAGTGTGGTCTTCATAGCATTCCCTCCTTCGCAGTAATACACGTGCTTTGCAGCAGGATGATTTTTTGTTTGGCTTTTGCAGCCATGTCTTCGACCTGCGCCTTTTGCTCAACCAGCACGGCTTTGCAGTCAGACTGACTGGTGTAGTACACGCCCTGCATCCACGAGCAGTGGTTGTTGAGGCATACAAACAGAACGGGAATGTAGATTACGAGAGCCATGACACTATTCCTCCCACCACAGTGCCGAATACAAGCACGAACAGGATAAAAACAAAGATGGCAATTAGCGTCTTCATAAGGTCGAAAAAGAAGTCTGTATCGTCGTCGTTCATTTGCATTCCTTGGTGAATACCGCCGCGACAGTGCGGCACTGCGGCTTGTAAGTGGTATAGCCGAGCCAAAACCCACCCGCAATGATGCAGGAGCACAGCCCAATAAGGGCAAAAATGTCGACAATCACTCTCATTAATTGCCGTCGCATTCTTTTTCCACAAAAATTTGAATCATGGAATCGTGCGCCGCTTTTGCCTGCTCGAGCACATCGGCGTAGCGGGACAAAAGCCCCTCCGCTTCTGTCTGCCGCCCCTCTGCCATGAGGCGCAGCACTTTCGCACGGACTGGGTTCCCCTCTTTGGGTCTTATTGGCTGTTCTGGGCTTTTAATGTGTTGCATGGCCGCTTTCTATCCATGCCCATTCGCGTTCGGATCGGCCTGATTTAGACCGCACAGTTTGACCTGTGGGCACGATATAGCCCATCTTTTGCAGCTCAGACAACCGCCGACCCACCTGGTGGCCGTCCAGCCCTGTGGCGTAAGCAATTCCATCTTTGCCCATCGTCCCGCCTTTTAGGGCTTCTACGATCATTTTGTGGTGCTTGCTGGCCAGCTCCTTGGCCTCGTCTGCTGCCTGAAATGAAGTGATTGGGTCATTAGACCGCACTCTTGGAAATTCAAGATCAGGAAAATAAAGCTGTTTGAAATATCCCATGTTGCCTCCTCAAAAAGGAATATCGTCTTCATTGTCTTTGGGGAACCCGTCTTTTGGACGAGGCGCGTTCAAATAAGCCATGCCGTTCCAGCCACCTTCAATAATTGGAATTGAGCGCAACTTCATCATCAAACCTGCTTTTGTTTCAATTACCACCCCAATTCGGCTATATGATTTTTTGGTTTCGCCTTGTTTATTTTGATAAGTGCCATCCACTACGGTAATTTCGTATACAACTGCCATGATTAGTCTTTCTGTGTTAATTGTTTTTTGATTGCGCTGCGAGTTTTACTATCCAGCATTCCCCAGAGCGTGGTTTTTTCTTCAATATCAGTAATGCCCTGATATTCTTCAATTGCGCCAATCAAATCATCGGCGCTCATGCGTTCGCTGATAGCTGCGGCAACGTCAGCAACGATTGCCATCCGATGCGATGGAACAAGGTCGGTTTTAGTCGCTGACACCTTAACTTTGCTGGCCGCGTTGCCATCATCGTCTTCCGGTGCTATGCCGCACGCTGCCATCAGGCTGTAACGCCTGGCGTAAGTCAGCGCCGAGCCATACCCTTGCGGGTCTTGTTTGCTAGCGGGCACGTGCAGTTTGCCGCACTCCAATGTTTCGCCCGATTCATGGACAAATACCGTCTCCACAGTCACGCCAGTGGTGTCTTCAGATGTGCGTTGCACAAGGGCAATTCCTGCCGCATTTAACGCGTCTACAACCGCCTCAATGCAACCGGCAAGGTCAACGTACTTTGACCGAAAATGCGGGTTTGTAGACGTTTTTAGCGCGGGTGCAAATCCGCGTTGAGCGCGTACTAAAGCTGATGCAATGTTTTTCATAAATTCTCCAAAATTAGTGTCCGTGTTTGCGTTCCCACATCATCTCGGCTTGAATGGTTTTAAGTTCCGTCCGAATTTGCTCTGTTTCGTAACACAAGCCACGAATATGGGCTTGCAACACGCCAACTTGGTAAGCCAGCCGGTCTGCTGCATCTTTAGCGCCATAGCACTGGGCTGCTTTTTCTGCATCCGCAATAATGCGGTCTGCTTCTTTATTCGCTGTCATCAAGGCGCTCCGATACATAGTTAGTAACGTAATTGCGGGTTGCATCATTTATGTAATCAATCCAATCAAGACCCTGATACATCAGGCTGTAAACCACCAATGTGTTGTCTTTAGCATCGTGTTCGTAAAAAGCCTCTAGCGTTGCATATTCGCCGTTGTCTTTTAAGTCCCATTCAATTGGCATGGACGTTTCGCTCATACGCCACCCCCAAAGAAATATCCGATGGTGTAGGAAATGACTACGATGCCGATGTACACAATAATTTGATCCATTTCGTCACTCATAAAAACCTTTCGTTGGTCAAAACATCGCGTTGTTGCGATGGCTGCATCTTAACCCAGCTTAATGATATTTAAGCAATAAGAGTTGCGAAATGCTTAAGGGAAAACCCTAAATTGTTGTTATGTAAGTTGGCTTACAATCGCGCGATGACAAAAACCGACGCAATCACTCGCGCTGGCTCTGCTACCGCCCTGGCTAAGATTTTGGGGATCAGCGTGCCAGCAATCAGCCAATGGAAAGATGACATTCCGCAAGCCAGACTGTGGCAGCTGAAAGCGTTAAAACCTGAGTGGTTTTTGGATTAGAATTTTTCGAAACCCGGCTAGGTGGGGGGTAGCTTCCCCGCCGAAAAGCGAGCCTCCCCGCCTGCCGTTGTTTCCTTGTTAGTGGAGGACAGTTGGAGTTTCAATGCACTATTACCAGTTCAACATTGGTGACTACGTCAGTCACACGCGGCACCTTTCCCCAATCGAAGACATCGCCTACAGGCGGCTGCTTGATGCCTACTATTTGAACGAACGCCCGTTGAACAGCGGTTCAGCGTCCGTGGCACGCCAGATTGGCATGCGTGAGTACGAGGCCGAGGTGGATGCCATCCTCAAAGAGTTTTTTGAGCTGACAGGTGGTGGCTGGGTAAACGGTCGGGCAGACAAGGAAATTGCCCATTTCCGCTCAAAAATTGAGCAGGCTTCTAAGGCAGGTAAGGCATCTGCACAACGGAGGTCAAACGCCCGTTCAACGGACGTTCAACCAACCAATAACCATAAACCAATAACCAATAACCAAGAACCAAAGAAGAAAACATCCATCGCTCCGCCTGACGGCGTGACGGAATCGGTTTGGCAGGATTGGTTGCAATTGCGAAAGACAAAAAAAGCCGCAGTTACTCAGACCGCCTTAAACGGCATAGAGCGCGAAGCGCGAAAGGCGGGAGTAAGCCTTCAGGTGGCCTTGGAAACCTGCTGTGCGCGCGGCTGGACGGGTTTTAAGGCCGACTGGCTACTCACCCCTTCGGCGCATCAAAAAACGCTCAGAACGGCAATTTAGCGGCTGCACGGGCTATTTTTGGGGATGAAAGGGGCTTCAATGTCAAAAAAATTGCCTGATGGATGGATTCAGCGCATTTTTGCAACGTTGCAGGGCAACTATGGAACAAGGTTTATGAACCAATGGAAAACTGGGCAGGTTCTTCCTGACGGGTCGGATGCTGGGACGGTTAATGCCATGCATTGCTGGTCAGAAAAAATGGCGGGCACAAGCGCGGAGACGATAAAACGGGCACTTGAGAATTTGCCTGAAGACCCGCCAACTTTGCCGCAATGGATGGCCTTATTGCGGCGAAGCTATGTCGAGCCGTCGGTGTTGCGGCTGGGCAATACGCTTACAGCGGAGCAGATGGCCGAAAACAAGAAAAAAATTGCAGCATTGTTGAAAAAGTTAAAAAATGCTTAACCCATTCAAAATCACCGAGCCAACTTGCATCTCTTTTAGCGGTGGTCGCACAAGTGCGTATATGCTTTGGCGGGTATTGCAAGCCAATCAAGGTTTGCCAGATGAGGCAATTGTTTGTTTTGCAAATACAGGAAAAGAACACGAGGCCACATTGGAATTTGTACGCGATTGTGGCCAGCAATGGGGTATTCCAATTCATTGGCTTGAATTTGTAAGTAGGTCTGGCGAAAACAAATTTATAGAAGTTGACTTTGACACAGCAAGTCGCAACGGGGAGCCATTTGACAGATTGATTGACAGCAAAAAATTTCTTCCTAATGCGGTGATGCGCTTTTGTTCTGAAGAACTAAAAGGCAAAACCATTAGCCGATTTACTGGTTTGAATGAAGAGAACACAATGGTCGGCATAAGAGCAGATGAGCCGATTCGAATTGCAAAAATGCGCCGTCGTGGCTTACGCATCCCATTGGTAGATGCCAAGGTGTATAAAAGTCTTGTCCGTGCATTTTGGAATGCTCAACCATTTGACCTTGGAATAAAAGAGCGCAATGGAATTACAGACCTCGGTAACTGCGACCTTTGTTTTCTGAAAGGGCTGCATCAAATTGCCTCAATCATTGCAGCGGAACCTTCACGAGCCGTGTGGTGGATGAAGGCTGAAGAACGTATTAAAGGCACTTTTCATAATAACCGCCCAAGCTACGCGCAAATAGCGAAGTTTGCCGCTGAACAGCGCGATATGTTTGACCCTACAGAAGAGTCAATAGCTTGCTTTTGTGGCGATTGATATGTTTGATTCAAATGCAATCAGAGACCGCGTTTTTTCAGATCACCTGCGGCTTTGCAGGCTTCCAGCATGGAAGGCTTGGGCGTGGCATGAAGTGAAGCGCCTAGACGAAGAAGAGCTATTCAAGGGAATCAAAGACTACATTTTGAAAGAAATAAATGCGCCACGCAGCCCGAGTTGATAGCAATCAAACAGAAATAGTTGCGGCATTTAGGGCAATTGGCGCATCCGTTTTTGTGCTTAAACTTCCCGTGGATTTGCTTGTTGGCTATGCGGGAAAAACGGTGTTGGTTGAAGTCAAAGACCCGACTAGCGCCTATGGCAAAAAGGGTTAAATCAAAAGCAAAGCGCGTTTTTGATGGGTTGGCAAGGCGGGACAGTAGCCTTGATTGATTCGGTGGAATCCGCGCAAAACTTGTTAAGGATGATGCGTGATAGTCCAACTGTATAGCCCCACGCAAGCCGCCCAGGTGATGAAAGACCTATGGCCGAAGGTGAAAGATAAATTGCAAGCCGGTAAAAAATTGCGCTTAGAAATTAAGCAGGCAAAGCGCAGCACGGAGCAGAACGATATGTTCCATGCGCTGATTCACACTATCGCAAAAAAATGGCCGAGGCCGGTTCTAAGTGGACTGCCGACGACTGGAAGCGGCTGCTGATAGATCAGTGGGCGCATGAAACGGGACGAAAAATTGGCAAAGTAGCCCCGAGTCTGGACGGGGAGCGGGTCGTGCAGCTAGGTCTACAGAGCCACAAATTCACGGTTGATGAATCTTCTGAATTTATTGACTGGCTGATAGCGTGGGCAACTAATAAAGGAATTGACGTATGAAATGCCCAATATGTGGAGCATGGACTTTCGTTAAACTTACAACCTTAAAAGATGACAACAGCAGAAAAAGACGGTATGAATGTGCCAATGGGCACAGGTTTAGCACGCATGAAACAATCATATGTGCGAAACAAAAATTTGCTAAAAGCAGCGCGAATCCTGCCGTGCCAGCATTGCGGGATTGACAATGGAACTGTGGTGGCTGCACATACGAATTGGGGAGGCGGCAAAGGCAGAGGCATCAAAGCCAATGACAATTTGATAGCCGCGCTCTGCTTGCGATGCCATTACGAGATTGACCAAGGGAAAACCCTAAGCAAGCAGGAACGTCAAGAAATGTGGCAAACAGCGCACCGAAAAACCGTGAACAGGCTGGTGGAGCTTGATTTATGGCCGTCAAACGTTGCAATTCCAACAGCGGTTGCATAAAAAAAGTTTTGTGTTATTGATTTTTTGCTACATTTAAGCTATGAATGAAGAAGTAGCCGAATTCGTTGCCCAGTTGTTGCATAGCAGCACAGTGACCCATTTCATGCACTGGGCGACCAACTCTTACGCCAAGCACAAGGCGCTGGGAAAGTACTACGAACAAATTATTGAGCTGGTTGACCAATACGCAGAGGCGTACATGGGACGTTATGAGCAGCTTAAAAACTTTCCTGAAGAATTCCATAGCGAAAAAGACCCAATAAAATATTTGGAGGCTATGAAAAATTTTGTGGCTGAAGCCCGCAAGGAATTGCCACAAGACACGGCGCTGCAAAACCTCATTGATGAGATTGCAGACTTGATTAACTCAACCATTTATAAACTTAAGTTTTTGGAGTAACAACATGCAAGTAATGAAACGCGAACCTAAAGGCTATGGCACTCATGCAAAAATGAAAGGCGATCCAGCTGCTGAAGACCGCGCAGGAAGCCGCCATAACGTTTACAAGGGCATGGTTCCGAGTGGCGAGTCTGAAATGGGCAGTGAAAAGAAATTTGATGGCGGCAAGCAAATGGGCGTTTGTTATACCCATGACCGCAGCCATTATGGACACGAGTAAATGTGAAAATTGCCGTTTTTGGCAAAATCAAAACATCATCGGATTGTGCAGACGTTATCCACATCAGGAAAACAAGCACAAATCCGAATGGTGTGGCGAGCACCAGCTCGTAAAACGTCAATACAGGAAAAAGATGCTGAGACCCCTAAGCAATCGAGTGGTGATTAAGCCCCAAGTGCGGCAGATCAGCGATGTGATCTACATCAACAACCGTGAGCCGTTCAATGAAGGAACAATCGTGGCCATCGGCCTGATGTTGACCAGGCGCAAGTCGGGGATTTTGTGAAGTACGGCAACGGGGATTATTTGAACTGGCCGACCCATCGGATTGATGGGCAGGACTACCAAATTATCCAAGAAGCCGACATTTGCGCCGTTGTGGAGGCTTAAATGAAACCAGGGCTTTATACCAACATCCACCTCAAGCAAGAACGCATTAAGCGGGAAAAGGCCGAAGGAAAACCTGTGGAACGGATGAGAAAGCCTGGCACAAAGGGCGCACCGACGGCCAAGGCGTTCAAAGAATCAGCTAAAACGGCAAAGAAATGAAAAAGCACGACAAGCCCATTGCCCACACCACCACGGGAAAAGGCAAGAATTACCGCCCGACTGACGAAGGCGCGGGAATGACGGCTAAAGGTCGTGAGGAATACAATCGTAAGAACAAATCAAATCTGAAACCGCCTGCGCCGCACCCTAAAACAGAGGCAGATGCTGGACGGAAAAAGAGTTTTTGTGCGCGAATGGGTGCAGTGGCCAAGGAAGCCAAAGACGGCGAACGGGCAAAAGCTGCGCTTAAACGCTGGGCGTGTTAATTAACTTAAGGAAACCAAAATGAGCAATTCAGTAGCAATCGGTGTGGCTTATGCCGACCAAGACATTACAAACGCAACCAAGTTGCAAGCCAACGCCCGCACAGGCGTGATTGGCTACAACACTGGCAGCACCACTATCAGCATTCCTGCGGTGACGCAAGCCACCAGCAAAAGCACAGGCGTGACCCTGAACGCTGCGGCTGGCAAGGTCACCATGAACAACGCGGCTTTGGCATCGGCGGCAAGCGTGAGCTTTACCCTGACCAACAGCCAAATCGGAACTGGTGATGTGGTGATTACCACGATTTCAGGCGGTATTGCTACGGCAGGCACATATCTCAGCCGTGTGTTGGATGTGTCAGCTGGCGCAGCGACCATTCAAATCAGTAACCTAAGCGGCGGCAGCTTGTCCGAGGCTGTGGTCATTAACTTTGCAACCATGCAGATTAGCCAAGCATGATTGAGCAATTAGAAAACCGCATCAAGGAACTGCAAAACGCTGCAAAGCAGCACGAGCTGGCCTTGATCCAAATCTCAGGCGCAATCCAAGAGCTAACCAATCTTGCTAGTCAACTAAAAGGGGAACAAGATGCCGCTAAAGAAATCGACCAGCCCTAAGGCGTTCAAAGAAAACATCAAGACTGAAGTTAAGGCGGGCAAGCCTGTTAAGCAGGCCGTGGCTATTGCTTATTCAGAAAAGCGGGAAGCAGAAAAAGCCAATCGCAAAAATGAAAATTGAGACCCGAAAGGTCGCAGAACTAATCCCTTATGTAAACAACAGCCGCACCCACAGCGATGAGCAAGTGGCGCAGATAGCGGCAAGCATTAAGGAATTTGGCTGGACTAATCCGATCCTGATAGACGAGCAAAACAGCATCATTGCGGGGCATGGCAGGCTCATGGCCGCCCGCAAGCTGGGACACGAGACTGTCCCTGCCATACGCCTTGAAAAGTTAACCGAGGCGCAAAAGAAAGCCTACGTTATTGCTGACAACCGCCTAGCCCTAAATGCGGGTTGGGACATGGAATTGTTAAAAATCGAGCTGCAAAACCTACAAGAACTTGATTTTGACTTGGATTTATTGGGATTTGACCCCAAAGAGCTAGATGCCATCCTTGAGCCTGAACAGATTGAGGGTTTAACCGATGAGGATGCTGTTCCAGATGTTCCTGATGAGCCAACCACTAAGCCCGGCGACATTTACCAACTGGGCAATCATCGTTTGATGTGTGGCGATAGCACCAGCATTGATGCTGTGGACAAATTAATGGATGGGCAAAAAGGCGATATGGTGTTTACTGACCCGCCTTATGGGGTAAGTTACACGGGCGGCGCAAAAAATGGGAAGGAATAAAAAATGACTCATTACAAAATAAGAATTTGGTTGATTTTCTTAATGCAGTTTTTAATTGTGGTGTTTTAAGTACAAAAGATAGCGCACCTTGGTATGTTTGGCATGCATCAAACACAAGTGCAGATTTTTATCAGGCATTACAACAAGTTGGCAAAAACCTTCTGCTCAAATTATTTGGGTAAAAACATTATGGCTGGCGGTTTTGGTGATTACCGTGGAAAGCATGAGCCATGTATATATTGTTCTGGCGGTAAAAACGCATGGCATGGCGGCAGAGATCAGCACACAATTTGGAATATTGACAGGGAACGCAATTACCAACACCCAACACAAAAACCAGTTGCTTTAGCTGAAAAGGCATTAAACAATTCAAGCAAAAGTGGGGATTCCATTCTTGATTTATTTGGCGGTTCTGGAAGCACATTGATTGCTTGCGAAAAAACAAACCGCCACGCCCGATTAATGGAATTAGACCCAAAGTATTGCGATGTAATAGTTAAACGATGGGAAGAATTCACAGGCAAAAAAGCCGTGTTGTTGACAAACTTAACTAAAGTAGTAAACTAATGTAACACTTCCCCTACATAAAATGTCGCACGAACACATACCATCCGATGAGCAGCGCCGATTGGTTGAAAGCACCAGCGGATTGGGCTTGCCGCATGAGAGCATCGCAGCTTTAATCGGTATAGACGATAAAACCTTGCGGAAGTACTACCGCAAAGAGCTGGATGAGGGCAAGGCAAAAGCCAACAGCCAAATCGCCAAAACGCTCTATAACAAAGCCCTTGCTGGGGATACAACGGCGCTGATTTGGTGGACAAAAAGTCAAATGCGTTGGAGTGAAACCGTTAAGAACGAGCTTACGGGCGCTGATGGTGCGCCACTTGAGGGCATTCAAGTCACATTCGTAAAGCCCAATGAGTGAATTGGCCAGCGCCATTGCCAAGGCTGAATTCCCAGCCAAGGCTCAAGTCTTGTTTCAGCCTGAAGTTTCCCGCTACCGCGTTATGTACGGCGGCAGGGGCGGGGCAAAGAGCTGGGCTGCAGCTAGGGCGTTGTTAATCAAAGCCGCCAAGCAGCCGTTACGCATTCTTTGTGCTCGAGAATTCCAAACCAGCATCAAGGATTCTGTTCACAAGCTGTTAAGCGACCAAATCATTGAGCTAGGGCTGATGAGCTTTTACGAAGTCACCCAAGCCGCCATCCGAGGGATTAACGGCTCAGAGTTTGCCTTTGTTGGGTTAAAGAACAATGTGGCCAACGTCAAATCTTACGAAGGCGTGGACATTTGCTGGGTTGAAGAAGCCCAAGCGGTCAGCCGCAATAGCTGGAACGTGCTGATCCCAACCATTCGCAAGCAAGGCTCAGAGATATGGATTACGTTCAACCCTGAGTTGGAGACGGACGAAACTTACCAGCGGTTCGTGATGCGCCCGCCTGAGAACGCCATCGTTCAAAAGATTAACTGGTCAGACAATCCGTGGTTTCCCGAAACCCTCAAGGTGGAAAAGGACAGCCTCAAAGCCCGTGACTTGCAGGCATATAACCAAGTTTGGGAAGGAATGTGCCGCCAGACCGTGGATGGGGCTATCTTTGCCAACGAAATGCAAAAAGCCGAGGGCGAGGGCAGGATTACTAAAGTGCCTTACGACCCTGTGAAGCCAGTTCATGCGGTGTGGGACTTGGGCTGGTCTGACCAAACCGCCATTTGGTTTGTGCAGTTTGTGGCGATGGAGACCAGGCTAATCGGCTATCTTGAGGACAGTCAAAAGACGGTTAACCATTACCTTGGCGAGCTGCAAAAGAAAGGGTTTATTTACGACACCCTTTGGCTACCGCATGATGCTGAGAACAAAACCTTGGCGGCAAACGGGCGCAGCATTGAGGAAATTGTCAGAAACGCAGGGTTTAAGACCAAGGTGCTGCCCAAAGTGCCAGTGGTGGACAGCATTAACGCTGCCCGCACGATGTTTGGCAATATGTGGTTTGACAGGGAAAATTGCGCTGATGGGCTGACTTGCTTGCGGCATTACCGTTATGAGGTTGACCCTGATACGGGAATGTTCAGCAAAAACCCACGGCATGACCAATACAGCCACGGCGCAGACGCATTCCGCTATATTGCTATGATGGTGAAAGATGTTCCCAAACCTAAGCCTAAAGCGCCTATTGCGATGGCAGGTAGTTGGCTAGGGTAATGTGAGAAAAATTATGGCAACGATTAAAGCTACTGACGCATTGACAGACGACCGAATCAATGATGCCATTGAGTTTTGGCGCTTGGTCAATGAAGCCGACAACATGAATCGGTCTGAGGCGCTGAACGATATTAAATTTGCCGCAGGCGAGCAGTGGCCAGTTGAGATTCAGAATAGCCGCAACCTTGAAGCGCGACCTTGTTTGACCATTAACAAGATTGATGCGTATGTGCGCCAAGTCACCAATCAACAGCGGATGAACCGCCCACGGATTAAAGTTCATCCAGTCAACAACGAAGCCGATTACAAGATTGCCCAAATCATTGAGGGCATCACCCGTCACATCGAGGTCAATTCCAACGCCGACAATGCTTATGACACGGCGTTTGATTACGCCGTTCGCATGGGCTGGGGCTATTGGAGGGTCAATACCCGCTATGTGCGCGAAGATTCATTTGATCAAGAAATCTACATTGACAGCATAGATAACCCGTTTACGGTTTACTTTGACCCCAACAGCGTATTGCCCGATGGCTCAGATGCCGAGCGAGTGCTGATTACCACCGTCATTGACAAGCGCAAATTCAGGCAGGAATACCCTGGCGCTAATGATGGCGCAAACTTTACCCAACGCAGCACAGGCGACACCACCGCCAGCTGGGTGACCAAAGAGGATATTCGGGTTGCCGAGTATTTTTACATCAAGCGGGTCAAAGCCAAGCTGTACCAACTAAGCAATGGCCAATCCCTGTTTGCCGACAGCAAGGACTTCTTTGAGCGCATCGAGGCATCGGGGTTAACGGTCATTGGCGAGCGTGAAAGCTACCGCAAGCAAGTGCATTGGTGCAAGATGACCGCCATGGAAATCTTGGACGAGCGCATCTTGCCAAACCGCTGGATTCCTGTTGTCCCAATGTATGGCGCAACCATCACGGTGGACGATAAGCGCAAGCACTATGGCCTGGTGAGATTTGCCAAAGACCCGCAGCGGATGTACAACTTCTGGCGTACCAGCATGACCGAAAGCGTGGCGCTTGCGCCCAAGGCCAAATGGCTGCTAGCTGAGGGTCAGGACGAAGGGCACGAGCAAGAATGGGCATTGGCCAACCAAAAAGCCTACCCAATTTTGCGATACAAGCAAAAAGACATTGAGGGCAATCCAGCGCCAACACCAACTCGATTGCAGCCTGAGCCGCCGCCGCTAGGCATCATGGAATCAGCCGCAGCCATCTCTGCTGATTTGCAGATGGTGATTGGCATCATTGACCCCAACCAACTGCCAAGCGGCAATATCTCAGGTAAAGCCTTGGCTGGCCAGCAAAATCAAGTTGATCTCAGCAATTTCCACTTTTACGACAACCTGACCCGCAGCATTCGGCACACTGGCAAGCTGATTTTGGACTTGATCCCCAAGATTTACGACACTCAGCGGGTTGTGCGGATCATTGGCGCAGATGGCCAGCCCGACATGGTGACGCTAAACCAGCCCCAAATGACCGCCGAGGGTATTCAAAAAGTGCTTAACGATGTGACGGTGGGCGAGTATGACGTTGTAATGGACACAGGCCCAGCATTTTCTACCCGCCGCCAGCAGGCAGTTGAAGCGATGATGCCGTTAATGGCTCAGAATGAGGTTTTCCAAGCCGCTGGGGACTTGTTCTTCAGGAACATGGACTTCCCAGGCGCAGATACCATTGCCGACCGCCTGGCCGCAATGAACCCATTGGCGCAGATTGATCCCAAGTCGGACGTACCGCCCCAAGTGCAGATGCAGCTTGCCCAGCAACAGCAAGTTATCCAGCAAATGCAACAGCAGATGCAAGCGATGGGGCTGGACATTAAGTACAAGCAAGGCGTTGAGCAGATTAAGCAGCAAGGTGAGACTTCACGCGAACTGATGCGCCAGACCGCAAAAGCGCACAATACCGAGACGATGGCAGAGGTCAAGGTTAACGATCAAAACACCCGCGCCATTACAAGCCAAAACAAAGTGGAAATTGAAGCGGTTATGGAATTGCTGCTGCATCACATGGACACAGGCCGCCTTAACCAAGAGATTGACCGCAGAAACCAAGAACAATATCGCAGTATGCACATTGCCACTTCAGATATTGAGGCTGGGGCAAATCCGTTGGTGCGCGGGGGCTTGACGCAATAATGATTTTGGGTAATATTACCTACAACCTTACCAGTTGGGTCAACTGGGTTTATTCTTAGGGAAACCTATGTCAGAGGTGAAAGAACGTTTATCCACGCAAGTGGTGACGAACGAAAACAAAGCCGAATTTGTGGCTGAAAAGTTAGGTTGGAACAAAGAGCCTGCCGAGGCAGTGGTTGAGAAAACTCCCACTGAGCCGCAAGCCACTGATTCTGATTTTGCGTCAGCTACAGAGGAAAGCAAAACAGCAGAGGATTCTGAGCGCAAGCCAAATCCAAAAATTGAGCGTAGATTTTCTGAGATAACCAAGCAACGCGAGGCCGCAAAGCAAGAAGCAGAGCGTGAACGGCAAGCTAGGGTTGAATTGGAAAACAGACTGAGGGACATGGAAGCCAAGCTCGCACCGCCTAAAGCGGCTGAACCTGACCCCAAACCAACGCCCAATCAGTTTACGGATATGTTTGAGTACGCTGAAGCTCTATCAGAGTGGAAGACGGAACAAAAGTTTAGAGAGGTAAGAGAGCAAGAGGCGGCGCAAAAAGTCGAGCAAGAGCGAACCAAAGTCATTGAGACTTGGGCCAATCGAGTGAATGACTTTAGAGCCAAGATGCCGGATTTTGACGATATGGTTAGTTCTGCCGACGTTGTTGTGAGCAACGAAGTGCGGGATTCAATTTTTGAGTCAGATGTTGGCCCTCAAATTCTTTACCACCTGGCTGAAAACCCAGACATAGCTAAAAAACTGCAAGGCGTAAGTGTCGCCAGTGCGCTGCGAATGATTGGAAAGCTGGAAGCGAAGTTTGAGGGTTCACCCGCCCCAACTCCTGAAAAGCCTGCTGTGAGAACGACAAAAGCCCCGCCCCCGATCCAACCGATTAGGGCGCAAGCAAACGGGCCAGTGACCGAATTGGATAACAACCGTCAATTTCACGGTAGTTATCAGGCTTGGAAAGCTGCGCGTTTGGCAGGGCGTATCAGATAATTTTTTTAAGGAATCGTAAAATGGCTAATAATCTATTGACCATCAGCATGATTACCAATGAAGCTCTCATGGTTCTTGAGAACGAATTGGTTTTCGCAGATGCAATCACCCGTGAGTATGACGATCAATTCGCCGTCACTGGCGCAAAGATTGGCGCAACTTTGAACGTTCGCCGTCCTGCTCGTTTCATCGGTACAACTGGCCCTGCTTTGAACGTTGAAGATTTCAACGAGACAAGCGTGCCTGTTACGCTGACCACCCAATTTCACGTTGATACCCAGTTCACCACTCAGGACTTGGCGCTGTCGTTGGATATGTTCAGTGACCGCGTATTGAAGCCTGCCGTTGCAGCCGTGGCCAACAAGATCGACTTTGACGGTCTGACAATGGCTAAAGGCGCAACCGCCAACATCGTTGGCACTGCTGGCACACCGCCCACTAGCCTCTTGACTTACTTGAACGCTGCTGCTTACCTCGATTCTGAGGGCGCACCCCGTGATGGTAACCGTTCCATGATTGTTGAGCCATTCACTGGCGCGACCATCGTGGACAGCTTGAAAGGCTTGTTTAATCCTAGCGACAAAATTGCAGAGCAGTACAAGCGCGGCCTGATGGGTCGTGATTCTGCTGGCCTGTACTGGCGCATGGATCAAAACGTTGTGCCCCAAACCTTTGGCAACTATGCCGTGGCGTTGAATACCAACACCGCAACCTTTACTGGTTCGTTGACCTCTGGCTGGGCGCAAACTTCCACCATCACCCTCAAGACTGCATCTTCTACCGCTACATTGAATGCTGGCGATGTGATTCAGATTGCTGGCGTGTACGCTGTCAACCCCCAAAACCGTCAGGCTTACGGTGGCAACAAGCTGCGTAACTTTGTGGTGACTTCCACAGCAACTGCTACCACTGGTGGCGTGTCTGTGACTGTCTCTCCCGCAATTATTACCGCAGGCCAGTTTCAAAACGTGACCGTGACCAGCACCAGCTCCACCGCTGTGGTAACTCCATTCGCTTCTAGCGGTGAAGTGTCGCCTCAGAACATCATGACACATCGTTCGGCTTTCACGTTGGCTACCGCTGACCTTGAGCTGCCCGATGGAGTCCATTTCGCTGGTCGTGCAAGCGACAAAGAGCTGGGCTTGTCCATGCGTGTGGTTCGCCAATACACCATCAACAACGATTCGATCCCGACCCGTATTGATGTGCTGTATGGCTGGGCACCGCTGTATCCCGAGCTGGCTTGCCGCGTAGCATCTTAATTTTGAAAGGAATCTAATCATGGCAAATCCAGGCCCAGCATCAGTTCAAAGCATTCACCCTTCTAATTTGGCGACCAACCAAGCCATTCGCCTTTTGGCAAGTGGCAAGGCCGTGTCGTTGAATGCAACGGGTGACGCAGTAATCACTCTGCCCATCAATAACACCTCATCCTATTGCGTGCAATTCGTGGCTATCACCAACGCTAATCTTGACGTTAGCGGCGGCGCATTGGCCATTTGGACTGGCGCAGGCGGTACAGGCACTGAAGTTGTGACCAACGCAACTTTGACAAGCAATACATCGTCTGCTTATGTCACCAACGCAACCGTGGTGGCTGGCACTAAGACGACCAACTTGTCCGCGCAAACTTTGTATGTGAAAGTTGGCACTGCCGTTTCTGGCGGCACTGTTGACATCTTTGTGTACGGGTACGATTTCAGCGAGTATTGATTGCTGAAATAAAAAGGAAAAGCCACTCTCAAAAAGGGTGGCTTTTTTTATAATCTTTGCAGAGGTTCAAATGTCAAATTACGCACAAATTTCAGCTACCAAGCTCATCAAGAACAGTCAGGGCAAGGTCAAGGGCATCATGGTCTCTGCGGCCTCAAGCACGCCGACTATCACGATCTATGACCAAGAAACCGCAGGAACAAGCATTAAGGTCATTGATACTTTTACGCCTGTTGCAGCGACAAATTACAATTTTTACGACGGCATCAATTGCACAAACGGCATTTATGTTGTAATCAGCGGTACTGTCTCAGCTACTGTTTATTACGAGTAAATGGCCAACCCAGCAGACGTTCAGACGATTAACATCGTCCCAGTTCAGGGCATATTTGGCCCTGAGCCTGACTTCACCCCTATCACTTTAGTCGGCCCTGCTGGGTCGTATTTTTTGCGCCCGTTAATCCCAATCAATCAGGGCTGCACATCACCAACTCCACCATTGACAGCTCAGTCATTGGCGGGACAACGCCAGCAGCGGCAACGTTCACCACGTTAAGCACCACCACAGGCACGATATTGACCCTGCCAACGGCAGACACGGACATTGCTAACAAGCAATATGTGGATTCTGTGGCGCAAGGGCTGAACATCAAGGCGGCTTGCCTGTGGACAACTACAGGAAATATCACGCTGTCGGGGCTTGGAACGCAAGCTGGTGGTGAATGGACAAGCAGTTTGACGGTAGGTGATAGGGTTTTGGTCAAAGATCAAACCAACCAGGCAGATAACGGGATTTATTTGGCGGCATCAAGCGGTTGGTCGCGCTCGGCTGACATGAATACATGGGCTGAAGTGCCATCGGCGTTCACCTTTGTGCAAAAGGGCGCAACTTGGGCTGATACCGGCTGGGTGTGTACCTCAGACCCAGGCGGGACGCTTGGGGTCACGGCGATCACTTGGGTGCAGTTTTCCTCGGCTGGCAATTACTTTGCTGGCAACGGTTTACAGTTGGTTGGGAATACGTTTTCAGTTTTACCAAACGGAACAACCCTCAATGTCAGTAGCTCAGGGGTCAAGATTTCCGACACTTACCCTGGCCAAACCTCGATTACCACACTAGGCACGATTGGCACAGGGACTTGGAACGCAAGCACAATCCAGCCTGCTTATGGCGGCACAGGGCTGACCAGCTACACCACGGGCGACTTGATTGTTGCATCGGGCGCAACCACCCTCACAAAGCTATCAGATGTGGCTGTGGGCAATGTTTTGTTATCAGGAGGGGTTGGGGTAGCGCCAAGCTATGGCAAAGTCGATTTGACGGCTGCTATTACAGGCATTTTGCCGATTGCAAGCGGAGGCACAAACAACAACGCCACGCCCACGGCTGGCGCAGTGGCGTATGGGACAGGCTCGGCTTATGCGTTTACGGGCGTTGGCGCTGCTGGTCAATATTTGCAAAGCGCAGGGTCGGGAACGCCTGTTTGGACGACTATTTCAAGCACCAATACCACAGGCGCACCCGCGTTTTATGCCACATTAGTGGCTAATTTTGCCCAAGCCAGCGGTGGATCAAATGTGGCCAACAAAGTCACTTATGACGCATCGCCTGTTCAATCAAATGGCATTTCGGCTACCAGCGGGAACATTACGTTTGCAAATGCGGGTTATTACTTACTTGTTTTTGAGTTGGCGGTTTCTAATAGCGCAGGCTCTAATCCGTCGGTCAGGTGCTGGTTAGCCCAAAACGGCACAAACATAGCAAGCACCACATCAGATATTCAATTTACTGGCGGCGCAGGCAATACGCAATTGCTTGAACAGCAATGGATTGTGAATGCGGCGGCAGGCGATACTGTGGCCATTTATTGGACTTCAAGCGCAAGCACAGTCAGTTTGGTTTATCAAGCGGCGGCATCAACCCCTACGCGGCCATCAAGTCCATCGGCGATTGTCAATGTGTTTAGCTTGCCGCAAATCGGTATTGGGTATGCCAACCTGACCAGTACCACATCGGTCACGCCTGGCACTGGTGCAAAGACTTTTACCACTAACTTGAATGCCACCGCCACGGCTTTTACAGTGGGCACTTATGTGCGGATTTCGTATGTAAGCGATACCACCCAATTCATGCAGGGCGTGATTACATCGTTTAGCGGCACGACTTTGGTGGTGAATTGCGATTCGTTTAGCGGCTCAACTCAAGCCAACTGGTCAATTTCTGTGGCCGCATCCAGTGGCGTGACCAGCTTTAACGCAGGCTCAACTGGGCTAACCCCATCATCATCCACCACAGGCGCAATAAGCCTTGCTGGGACGCTTGTGGCGGCAAATGGCGGGACAGGGCAATCGACTTACACCACAGGCGATCTGCTTTATGCCAGCGGCGCAACGGCGTTGTCTAAGCTAGGAATTGGCGCAAGCACGACCATTTTGACCAGCTCAGGCACAGCGCCACAGTGGTCGGCGGCATCCACGGTTTCTGTGGGTACAGCGACCAATTTGGCAGGCGGCGGGGCAGGATATGTGCCTTACCAATCGGCATCAGGCACGACTTTATTTGTGTCGGCGGGTACTTCTGGCCAAGTATTGACTTCAAACGGCACAAGCGCCCCAACATGGTCAACGCCCACGGCTTATGCCACGGTCACCGATGACACTACCACCAATGCGGTGCGTTACCCCTTGTTTGCCAACCAAACCACGGGTAACTTGAGCACCGAATACACCAGCTCAACCAAGCTGCAATACAACCCAAGCACAGGGATTTTCACAGCCACAGGATTTAGCGGCTCGGGCGCAAATCTGACTAGCTTGCCTGCTGGACAGCTCTCAGGGACGATTCCAAGTGCCGTATTGGGTAATTCCACGGTCTATATTGGCACGACTGCGGTGGCGTTAAACCGCGCCAGCGCCAGCATTAACTTGACGGGCACAAACATTGATGGCTCGGCTGGGTCGGCGACCACCGCCACCACAGCGACAAATGCCACCAATGTGGGGGTTACGGATAACACGACCACCAATTCAGACTATTACATCACTTACGTCACCAACAGCACAGGCAACTTGCCCATAACGGTGGCATCCACTAAACTCAAATTCAACCCATCCACAGGCGTGATTACGGCCACAGGCGGGGCAGGCGGGGGTAACTTCTAATGGATTGCAGAATCTTAGAAATTCAAGAAACTGACGGGCTTATCACCGCGGCCAGGTATTTGTGCGCTATTGGCGCTGTGGAAACCGAGGGCTGGTGGTATTTTGCCGAACCGCAGATGGGAATTCCTTTTGCCGAGGTGACAGAAAACGATGTGATTGGCTGGATCAAAAAGGAAGCAGGCGAGCTTATTGAAGCAAACTTAAATCGCCAGCTCAATCAGCAAACTAAATCCATTGCGCCTTGGTTGCCGCAAACATTTTCTTTAGGAGGCCAGTGATGGCAGTTAATCTTTCACCATTGGGCGGCGTTGGCGCACAGTTTTTTAACAATGATGGTGTGCCGCTGTCTGGTGGCCTGATTTACACCTATCTTGCTGGAACAAACACGCCCGCAAGCGTTTACACCACCAGCGTCGGCAATGTTGCCCATTCCAATCCGATTGTGTTGGATTCAACTGGTCGAGTGCCAACGGGTGAAATTTGGCTGACCAATTACACATCTTATAAATTTGTCCTGAAAGATTCAGCGTCTAATTTGATTGGAACATACGACAACATTGGTTCGATTGCAAACAATCAATCCGCATCGCAAATTTCGTTCACTGGTTTCAAAGGTCAAACCGGCAATGTTCAAAATTTGGCCGGAAATGACGGATCGGATTGGATCGGATTTTTGCAATCCGGCGTCGGCGCTGTTGCTATTTCAGCCCAAGACAAGATGCGCCAAATGGTCAGCGTTTTGGATTTTGGTGCCGTTGGCGATGGTGTGACAAATGACTACACCGCATGGAGCAATGCGGTTGCTTATTGCGCCGCAAACAATAAAGTTTTGTATGCGCCAGCCACTGGCAATTACTACAACATCGGCAGCAATTTGTACATCAACTGCCTTTTTGACGCTGGCGCATATCATGTGTTTGGCGGCACCGGCACCATCACGTTTGATTCAACCAAAACCGTTGTTGGCTATGCCGAATGGTGGGGCGCAACCACGGGCGGGGCTAATTGCGGTCCAGCAATCAACAAAGCAATCAAAGCATTGTTGAAGGTGCAACTGTTGGCTGGCGACTATTTCACAAACGAAACCATTGTGATGAACTTGCCTCACAGAACACTGATCGGTGTTGGTTCGTACTACGATGATTTGTCAAATCAAGTCACACGGGTCATTCTAAACAGCGCAACGTTAGATGCAATCATTGTTGGCCCTGATGTTCAACCGGCAAACATCAATGATTTTCAAAAACAAAACGTGGTTCAAGATTTGTTTGTTGAAAGAAATGCGCGGCCTGATATTGCAGCAGCACCAAATCAAATTTTGGTCCGATGGACACTAAGCACAGAACTGACAAATGTTCGTTTGAGGAATGGAATTTATGGGTTCCATTTTTACGGAACGGTATCTTGTTTTGCCACAAATTGCTATTCAAGCCGTGACGTTGCTGGTTCGGGTGTTGGAACAGATAAATGGTGGGGCTATTACATTGACGGCCAAGCAAACATTGGTGCGGCTGGTGGCAATGCGTCGCTGTATCTGAATTATTGCGGCGCGGCTTGCAACATCGCATCGTTGCAAACAGGTCTAAGCGTTGGGTTTTATGCCAATTTTGCTTTCACGGATTGTTTCATGGAAAGCCCCGAAACAGTCAATTGCAACATTGGCATTCAAGTGTACGGCAACGCAAGCGGCACATTGACGGCGTCCAACACTGATATGCAAATCAAAAGCCCAATTGTTGACCAGTACCATTCAATTGGAATTTTTGTCAAAGATGTGAACAAATTTGGTTCCGTGTCCATCGAAAACGGATACGCTGGTGGAGCCACGGATTCTACGCAAGCGGTGTTGGTGAGCAATTGTCCTGGTTCCGTAAGAATTTTGGGTGGTCAATACGTTTTGGTTGGCGCTACAAACAGTGATGGAATTGCCGCTGATAATTCTAATGGGCTTTACATTGATGGCCCGCAAATTTTGGAATGCAGCAAAAATCCTGTAACCATCACCGGCACATCAAATTGCTACATCGCACCATTGGTGAAAAATTTTCAAAATACCGCAGACACCGTTGTTCAATTTGGCGGAAATTGCAACAGAAACATTGTGCAACCGGTTTATTACGGCGGTTCGCCTGGCGCGGCATCATTGGGCATTCAGTTGGTCGGCACAACCAATGGTTACAACCAATTCGATTGCACTGGACTTGATCCCACAACAATTGCTGGCGGCAGTGCCAATAAATTGGTCATCAATGGTGTGCAAATTACTACAACCGGTTTGACGGGCACAAACCTGGTTGCCGGTGTTATGAATTAAATCGAGAAAAATATGGCACAAACAGGTTACACCCCAATCCTAATTTATAGCAGCAGCACTGCCAGCAATGCGCCCGCTGCCGCTAGTTTGACCAACAGCACGTTGGGGTCTGAACTTGCCATCAACATCACCGACGGCAAACTGTTTTACAAAGACAACAGCGGAAACATTCAGGTTATTGCCTGGAAAACTACCCCAACCAGTGCTGGCGGCACCGGTCTGACCAGTTACACAGCGGGCGATTTGTTGTATTTTGCGTCCGGCACTACGTTGTCAAAATTGGCGATTGGTGCCAACACCACAATTTTGACCAGTACCGGCACAGCGCCGCAATGGTCAGCAGCATCAGCCATTACGATTGGCACCGCAACGAACATTGCTGGCGGTGCCGCTGGATCGGTTCCATATCAAACCGGCGCTGGCGCGACCAGTTTGCTTGCGATTGGCACCGCTTACTACACATTAGGGGTCAACGCTGGTGGAACCGCCCCATCGTGGCAGCCATCCCCAACGTCCGTTTTGACTGCCCAGGGCGATTTGCTGTATGCGTCAGCGGCGAACACTTTGGCGCGACTAGCCAAAACACAACGGCCACCCGTTATCTTGCCAACACAGGCACAACGAACAATCCCCAATGGGGCCAAGTAAATTTGGCTAATGGTGTGACAGGTACTTTGCCCGTTGGAAACGGCGGCACTGGAACGGCCACGACCTTTACCGCCGGATCGCTTGTTTTTGCTGACGCATCAGGCAATTACACGCAAAACAATGCCAACTTGTTTTGGAACAATACACTTACACGGTTAGGTATTAACACAAATACACCACAGGTCGCATTGGATGTTGTGGGTGATGTGAAATTGGGTTCGTCGGCTACTCAATATTCAACAACCATTTATTCAGCAACTAACTGGAACTTTGCCCCGTTTAATGTCATTCGTAACGCATCAAATACAGCAACGCCGCGTTTAATGTCATTGATGCTGGATGCGGATTCCACTTCAAGCACAACAATTGGTGATTTCAACTCAATTTGGGGCATTTACAACGCATCACCAACCACCGGTTCGACTTCCGCTTCATTGCAAGGTGCAATGGCGTATGGCGCTTATTACGGCCATCGTTGGTACAACAACGGAACTGAATATGTCCGCATTGACAATAACGGAAAACTGTTGGTCAACCAATTGGGTCAAATTGGATCAGAACAATTTGGCGTTACGTCAGGCACGGCAAACGCCACAACGTACACTACGATTGCCACAAAAGGCGGTTCCGCACTGTACGTTCAACAACAACAAACAACAAGCGTATCGACAGCAGCGACCACAATTCTGACCCCTGGACTTTATGTTTCGTTGTGTTTGGTGCATGGTTCAGATGGCACAAACCGATTTGTTGACCTTGTGCTGTTTTCTATTGGCACCGGTACGGTTAACGTAATCAGCAGTCTAAGCGCATCCGGTTCACCAGCATCGCGTACATATTCGCAAGCATCCAGCACTTACAAATTGGCAATGGGGTCTGGAACATATACCGTACAAGTTGCCGCATTGACCATGACAAGTTGAGGAAGAACCATGCAAATCACATACAAATGGACGGTAAAAAATCTAAACACTGATGTGCGTGGTTACGCCACCATTGGTTATTTTGAAATGCAAGGTGCGGACGAAAACGGAAACGTTGCACTTGGATCGGTCACTGTTTGTTTGGGTGATGATGAATTAAAACCTAGAAATCAATGGACTGATGCGGATATTGATGAATACGCAGAAACAAAAAAGACCAAATTCAAGCAAATGTCATTGATAACTTAAAGGCCAAATATGACAACGCCGTTTGACATCATCACACGCGCCATGAAGGATATTGGCGCATTGGCCGCTGGTGAAGTCCCAACGGCTGATGAAGCGCAAGACGCTTTGGATATGCTCAATGACATGATTGACCAATGGTCAACAGAGTCAATGATGGTGTTTTATCGCACCGAAATGGTATTCAACACCGTACAAAACACTGTGCAGTACACCCTTGGCCCTGGCGGGTCTGTTGGGGCAACATTTACTGGCTCGGTGTCGGGCAATGTGCTGACGGTCACGGCCATCACTGCGGGCGCAATCACCCAAGGCATGACTTTATCAGGCACAGGCATCACCGCAGGCACAAAGATTGTGGCGTTCCAAACAGGCGCAGGCGGTAATGTCAATGAGGCGGGGACTTATTTGCTCAACAAGTACATGACCGCAGCCAGCACGACCATCACGGCTTACTATGAGCGCCCTTTGACGATTGAATCGGCGTTTGTGCGTGTGGCGACCATGCAAGGCGGCTCAAGTGTGGCGGGGGGCTACTTAGATTACCCTGTGGCCATCCTAAGCCTTGAGGAATATGAGGGCATCGGGATTAAGCAATTGAACGGCCCTTGGGCTAAAGCAATTTACTATATGCCTGCTGAGCTGTTGGGGACGGTTTATGTTTATCCTAATCCAGCCCAAGGTGAGCTGCATTTGTTCACGCAGACCATATTCCGCAACTTTGCGGCATTGACTGATGACATTCAATTCCCGCAAGGCTACAACATGGCTTTGCGGTGGTGCTTGGCAGAACGCATGATGCCGATGTATGGCAAAGCCAATCAAGTGCAAATTGCCATGATTTCAAGCTATGCGGCGCAAGCCAAATCAAACATTAAGCGCATCAATATGCAACCCGCAAAAGTGGCTAGATACCCTGATTCGCTGATGATGGGCAAAGCCAAAGACGCGGGGTTTATACTCGATGGAGGCTTCAGATGATTTATAAACTGTGTAAAATGGTGGTTTTCAAAGGAGAACCATCATGGCGGGAAAAGAACCAAACACACCAGAAGTTTTGTGGAGAAAAGTAGATGTAAAAAGTCCTGATGAATGTTGGCCCTGGTTGGGGCATGTAAGCGAAAGCGGTTATGGAAGGGTATGGATTGACAGCTGGGCTTACTATGCGCACAGAGTGATTTTTGACTTGGCAAATCCTGGTCAGATTAAACGAAAAGCGCCAACAAACAAGAAGGCAAAAGGATTTTTGATGCACTTGTGCGACAACAGAATTTGCTGCAATCCAGCTCATTTGAAGGTCGCTGATTTGACAGAGAACAACAGGGATGCACATCAAAAGGGTCGAGTGCATTACAAAAAAGGTGGTGAACATCACCGATCAGTGTTTACTGATCAAGAAATTGAAAGGGCGTTGCAATTAAGGAAGGAAGGGTTTTCATCAACACAAATCGCTGAAAAACTAGGATTCAAACGATCAACCATCAAATCATTGTTTTATCGCAATCGAATTGATGCCGTTCCAAGACAAGTTACAAGCGATGCCGACATTGCCAAAATACTGCAAATGCGACAAGATGGACACACTCAACAGTCAATAGCAACAAACATGGACATGAATTTATCAACAGTCAAATCTATTTGCCAAAGGCGAGGTGTCTGACATGGATTTTGGTTTTGTAGGCACGTCTTACACCACACCCTCGATCTATCAAGACGATCAAGAGGCGATTAACTTTTTGCTGAAATTGACCCAACTAAAGGTCAAGGCGAGCGTGCTATTGTTGCTTTGTACCCGACTCCTGGATTACAAACCCGTGTGCAATTGGCAAACAATGCGGTGCGTGGAATGTTTACCATGTCGGGCGGTGATTACTTCATTGCCGTAGCTGGAAGTGCTGTTTATAAAGTTGACGCAAATATAAACGCAACAGCCGTTGGTAATTTGGCGACTTCATCAGGTTATGTGTCAATTTCTGACAATCAAACTTCTACTGGCCTAATTGCTTATTTGGCTGATGGCGCAAATCGGTATACATACAATTTCACCACAAACACTTTTACCCATTTGCCAAATACAGATGGCCCGTGGCAAGGCGCAACAATTGTAGATGCGGTGGACGGTTACAACGTTTATAACCAGCCTGGCACTTACAACTGGGCTTGCACTGACTTAAATTCAGAGCTTTCAACTAACGCTTATTACGGGTCGGCCAACGGCTACCCTGATGACATTGTGAGCTTGATTGTGGATCGCCGCCAAGTTTATTTGCTCAAGGAAGTCACCACCGAAGTTTGGACGGATGTGGGAAATATCATTCCTGGTATCACTTCGTTTCCATTTCAGCGAGTACCAGGCACGATGATGCAGTCCGGCTGCGGTGCGCCGTTTTCAGTGGCTAGGTTTGGTGATTCGTTTGCGTTTGTGGCGCAAGATACGCGGGGCGATGCCACCATTGAAATGATTACTGGCTATTCATTCCAACGCATTAGCACTCATGCGGTTGAGCAATCATTGCTTAACCAATACACTAAAGACGCAGTGGCCTACACCTATCAAATTGAAGGCCATGAGATGTATGTGGTGACGTTTCCTAGCGTGGGAAATGGGCTGACATGGGTTTATGACTTGGCAACCCAAAGCTGGCACAAATGGCTTTACTGGAATGGAACAGAATACACCCGCCATCGGTCAAATTGTGGATGCTATTTCCAAGGGATGTACCTAGTCGGTGATTACGAAAATGGCAAAATTTACAGCCTTGAGAACGAGGTTTACACGGATGCTGGCGACACCATCCGCAGATTGCGCCGAGCCAAACACCTGACTACTGACTTGCAACGGCAGTATTTTGAAAGTTTCCAGATTCAATTCCAACCTGGTGTTGGATTAAACACAGGCCAAGGCCAAGACCCTCAAGCCATGTTGCGCTGGTCAAATGATGGCGGCAGCACATGGTCAAACGAGCATTGGGTCAGCATTGGCAAACAAGGAAATTATGTCAATCGCGCCCTTTGGCGACGTTTGGGCTGGTCTAGGGACAGGATTTTTGAGGTCGTGGTTTCTGACCCAATCAAAGCGGTGATTGTTTCGGCTGAGTTGAAGGCTTCAGCAGGCGATAACTAATGGCCACCGTATCCAATTCAAACATCCGCATACCGTTAAATCGGTTTGTTGAGCCGCTGACGGGCAGACCCACTCAAGAGTGGCTGTTGTGGTTGCTGAATCCTCAAGTATTGACTAATACCATCCAATACACCATTATCAACGGCGGGGAAATTAACAATACCACAATTGGAATAACCACGCCAGCAGCAGGCAAATTTACGGATTTGACCGCCTTGAACGGCATCGGAGGTGGTACATTTTGAACGACCTTGACTTGCCCAAGACCGTGACACGCGAGCAGATAGAAAAACTGCAAGCCGAGATGGTCAAAATGCCCCAAGCCGAGCTGGTGACTGAGCATTTTTTTGTGCCTGGGATGTATTGCAGGCGGGTTTTTAGGTCGGCAGGGACGCTGATTGTGGGCAAGGTTCATAAGCAGCCTCACTTCTTTTTATGCGCTGCGGGTGAGATAATCGCGTGGACAGAAAACGGGATGAAACGGTTACAAGCTGGCGATGTGGTTGAGTGCAAACCAGGCACAAAGCGGGTGACATTAGCGACTCAGGATTCGGTGGGCATTACGATCCACAAGACAGATAAGACAGATTTAAATGAGATGGAAAAGGAACTGATCGAGCCTGACGATCTGGCCTTGTTTGATTCTCACAATCGGCTGATAAGCCAAACGTTAGGAGTAATCAAATGACATGGGTGGTATCAGCAGTTATTAGTGCGGGGTCGCAATTGCTTGGGGGAGCAATGCAAGCAAGCACTGCTCGCCAAGCGGCAGATATGCAAAATCGAGCCGCACAGCAAGGCATTAGCCAACAGCGGGAAATGTTTGATGTCTTGAATAAACAGCAAGCCCCGTATAGGGAAGCTGGATATGGTGGGCTATCAAAAATTCAAGAAATGCTGCCGTATTTCACCAAACAACCCACAGCGGCTGATTTGCAATCAATGCCTGGTTATCAGTTCGCTCTGAATCAAGGATTGGGCGCAGTTGGGCAAGGTGCAAATGTTCTTAGCCCAGGCTCTAATGTGGATTTAGCTCGGCAAAAATTTGCCACTGATTACACATTAACGCAGGCGTTGCCTGCTTACCAAGCACAGCAGTCCAACATTTTTAACCGATTGGCAAGCATTGCAGGAATCGGGCAAACAGCCCAACAACAAGCCCAAGGGCTTGGACAAAGCACAGCAGCCAACATTGCCAATTTGGGAATTGGTGGAGCCTCTGCCTTGGGCGCTGGTCAAATCGGTGCAGCCAACGCAATGGCTGGCGGTTTACAAGGCGCAGGCAATACGGCAATGATGTATTCACTTATGCGTCCACCCGCACAAAGTGGTTACGGCATTGATTTGGGCTTATCACCATCTGATAGGATGAACCCAACAGATGCATATGGTCATGTAATTTTGTAAAACATATATGACAGACATATCACCTATCACACCAGTAGCATCAGGCATCCAGCCTGTGCGCCCCATGTCGCTTGCTGAAATGATGCAGTTTGCTGGCGGTATGCAGCAATACCAACAAGCTCAACAGCTTAACCCATTGCAAGTGCAACGCGCTCAAGCTGAATTATCACGGCTTCAACAGCTTACGCCTGAAGAAGTTGCGCGAGCAGTAGCCGAGCGCAAAGTCTCTGAGCAAACGGTTGAGCCTCGCGTAAGCGCAGCGGAATCGACAGCCGCAACAGGCAAAGTCAATTTGGCATCATCTCAAATGGATTTTGCAAACAAGCAAGTCAATGCAATTGCAAATAGGCTGACTGGGTTGATTAACAATCCGACAATCATTGCGGCAGAGCAAAATCCGCAAGCAATAAATAAAGATCAACTGACAGCCACGATTAAAAACTATGCTGAAGAACAAGCAACGGCTTTAGGTATTCCAAAAGAAAAAGCAGATCAATTGATTCAGCCTTATCTTGAGCAAACAAAAAATCCAGCAGGGGTGCGTCAATTTTTGAAAGACAAATTGCTTGCAACTTTGGATCAAGGTTCAAGGCTGACGGCCATGCAACCAAGCGGTGTGTCAGTCAACACAGGCGCAGGCGGTGGTGTTGTATCCACTTCACAGTTTGGCCCTTATGCGCCTGGAACTGTTTTGCCTGGTACTGGTTTTGTCCAGCAATTGCCACCCACAACAGAAGTGGTTGACCCAGTAACAGGGCAAAAGCGGTTGATTGGGCCAGCGGGGGGAGCTAATGTGCCTCTTACCACCAGCGTTCCACCAGCACAAGCCGCTGTATTGGCTGCTGGAGCAAACATTATTGGAGAAGATTTGCCGCGCACAATGGCTGAAGCTAAAGACGCACCGCAGCGCATTGGCATATTCCAAAATATCAAGAAACTTGCCCCTGATGCTTTCACTGGCCCAACCGCAGAACGACGGCAACTTGCGACCAGTTTTGCACAAATGCTAGGCATGGATGTTGGCAAGCTGGAAACTGCATCTACCGATGAATTGATGAAAAACACCGCTTTGTTGCAATTGGCTGGCGGCAATACTGATGCGGCAAGGGCTTTGGCGCAATTTGCAAACCCCAACAACAAGATGACAAAAGAGGGTATTGCCAAAGTTGCAGACCAGTTAATTGGCATTGACAACATGAAGTTGGCAAGGGCTAATTATTTGTCGCCTGCCCAAAATGATGCAGCGCAATATGCCCAACGCAAACAAGCGTTTGATTCGATTTCTGACCCGCGTTTGTTCCAAGAAATGAGCCGTGAAGATGTGCAAAAGTTGCGTAAATCCATGTCTGCTGAGGATCAAGCAAAAATGTCACAGATGATTCAGAAGGCCCGTTCAATGGGAGTGTTGAAATAATGGCCACATTTGCTGAACTTTGGGATGAAACAAAGCCACAGACACCAGCAGGTGGTGTTATCACTGATAAATTGCTTGACAACTTAAAACGTGTTGAAAGCGGTGGTAACGCAAAAGCGGTAAATAAAGACAGTGGTGCTATGGGGGCATATCAATTTATGCCCGATACCGTAAAAGCACTCAATCAACAAGGAATTAAATTTGATCCTTTTGATGAACAACAATCTCGTGGTGCTGCTAAACAATATTTGGAAAATTTGGTAAAACAAACAGGCAGTTTGGATCAGGCTTTGGCGGCCTATGGGGGTTTCAAAACAAAAGACCCAACGGCATATGTTCAAGCCGTCAAGGGCGACACAGGTCAAAAATCAACTGCTACATCAGGCAATTTTGCTGATATGTGGGAAGCAACTTCGCCTGGTCAACCAATCCAAGTAAGTACCGCAGGCGCAGGGCGCGGGTCTTATGAAGGATACAGTCAAAAAGAAGAAGAAGCTGCTGGCAAAGTCAAAACTGCACCAATTACATTTCAAAGCGCCATCAACCAACCTGGCACAGCAGTCAAGCAAATTTTGGGCAAAGCTATAAAAGGTGCATTTGATACTCGGCGCGAGCTAGGCGAAAGAGCCGCTGGCGCATTGGATGTGGCTTATGAAGCCCTGCCCGCTGCATATGGTGCTGTGCAACAAGCCCTTGTTCGTCCATTCACCACGCCTGAAAGGGCTGAAGAATTGGGTAAGCAAGCTGGTGAATTTATGTTCCCAAGCCAGCCTGTTGGCAAGCTGTTAAACATCACAGGCAAGGAAACCTATCAGAAACCTTTGGGCGGGGCAACTGAGCCAATCCAGCAAGCGGTCAACCGCATGGCTAACGTTTTGGGAATGACCCCTGAGCAGATTTCAGAAAAACAGGCATTCCAGCCGCTGACATTCGCAACATGGTGGTCATTGGTGGGATGGCTGTACCGCAAGCCGTCAAAGAAGTTGCGCCTGTTGTTGAAAAAGTTGTGAAGCCGATAAAACAAGCCGCTAGTGAGTTAGAAATTGTGCGACCTGCCGCAGTGGACACGGGCGCACCAGGCCAAGCCTTGACCAAAGAACAATTGGCAGCGCAATTTGCTGAACGTCAAAAACAAGTAGCGCAATCGCAACCAGCAGCGCAACCGCCAGCTCAACCAGCAGCTCAACCAGCAGGTCAACCGATGGGCACAGGATTAGCAGAGCCTTTGGGTACGGCTAAATATGTTGCACCTGAAGCGCCTTATTCAGAACTTAAATACGCTGAAACTAGTTTGCCTGTGGATGAGCAAATGGCTCGCGCAAAAACGTTGAGCAGGGTCATGGGGCCAGACTTCCAAGCAGACATGGCGGCTATTCAAGGCAAGGGCAAAGAACGGGCAACCAACTACGCCACATCAAACACCGACACCTCTGTCGGCAATTACTTAAAAGACAAATTTACCGATGAACAAAATCGTTTGTCTCGGTACATGGACGACAGAATTAAAGAAACAGGCGGCACTGCTGGTTTGGATGAAAGCAGCGTTTACAAGCGCGGCAACGTCATTCTTAAGCCTTTGCAAGACTTGGAAACCTATTTTGACAATGCAACCGCAGACATATACAAACAACGCGATGCAATAGCCAAGGAAGTGCCAGTTACCGCAGACAATATTTTGTCTAAACTGAACGACCGCACTTTGGTTGAAATTTCCGATCCTGCTGAACGCTTGGCCAAAACAGCCAAAGTCAAAATGCAACAGTTGGGGATGATTGACGATGCAGGCAACCTTTTGCCGACAGATGCTTACCATGCTGAATTGTTCAGAAAATGGCTTAATCAAAACTGGTCACGCGAAGCCAACCAATTGCACAAAGCTCTAAAGGGCGCAGTCGATGATGATGTGATTGCAAACTTGGATACAAACTCGCCTTTGTACAAAGACGCGCGGGCATTGGTTGAATTGCGTAAAAACACACTGGATAACCCCAAAGGCATATCAAATATCTTGGATGCAGAGGGGCCAAAAGGCATTAATCGCAAAGTGCAGATCGAAAAGATTGCACAGAACATTGCCGATATGCCTGTTGAGCAATTCACCCATGTCGTTGATACGCTTAAAAATGTACCTGCCGATTTGCAACCATCAGCGACCAAAGCACTGTCAGAAATCAAGGCGCAGTTTGCAAACCAATTAGCTGCCAAGAAAACGCCCAAGCAAATCACTGATTTCATGAACGCAAACAGCGAAGTCATGAATCGTTTGTTTACGCCTGACGAAATGGGCAAACTGCGGGACTACCATAACGCATCGCATATTTTGGCCACGGACACTGGCTATAAAGGCGCTGCGGTTCAAAAAATCAATGTAGAGAAAAAGCTGGGCACTAAGGTCGGTGAACAGCTATTGCAAAAAGGCGCAGCGGCTGGAGCTGAGTTTGTCACTGGCGGCGCGGGCATGGGTGTGCCTGCTGTGGTCACGCATGAAGTAATTGGAAGCCGATTGGCCAAGCGCGAAGCCAAGCGCCAAGCCAAAGCTGAAGAAAAGGCTTTGCAAGCAACTCAGCAAAGATTTGTTCCTTTGGGTGACTTATTGCCACCAAATCAATAGAATACAAAAATGAACTCACCTGACATTGATCCAGTTAAATACGGCGTTCTTTGGCAAAAAGTCCAAGATTATGAGCGCCGCTTTGATGACATGGGGCGCAAGATTGACCGCATGGAAAACCAGCTCGAGCACCTGGTCGCTTTGGCCAACCAAGGGCGGGGCGGATTTTGGGCTGGCATGGCATTTGTTTCTTTCATTTCAAGCGTCGTTGGCTTTTCAATTAGTTGGTTTAAAGGACATTAAATGGCACTCGACCCTCTATCCGCTCTGTTGGACATTGGTGGCAAAGTAATTGACCGGGTATGGCCTGACCCCGAGAAGGCCGCAGCAGCCAAACTAGAGCTGTTCAAGATGCAGCAGTCCGGTGAGCTTGCCGTCATCGCTGGGCAACTGGACATCAACAAAGCAGAGGCATCAAACCCTTCAGTTTTTGTTTCCGGCGCAAGACCGTTTATTTTGTGGATATGTGGCTTTGGATTGGGAATGCAATTTCTTGTTTTGCCAATTGCCCAATGGACACTTGTTTTAATGGGCAAAAATGTAATTTTGCCGCCTTTGGATGTTGGTACTTTATTGACGTTGCTTGGCGGTTTGCTTGGATTGGGCGGTTTAAGAACCATTGAAAAATTAAACGGCGTAGCGGCAAAGTGATTAACAGCCGCAGCCTTGATGACCTTGTGCCACCCGCAAAACAGCGGGCACATGCGTTTATCGACGCTGCAAAGGCCAAGGGCATAGACCTGCTGGTAACAAGCACTTACCGCGACAATGAGAGCCAAGCCGCTCTGTTTGCACAAGGGCGCACCACACCTGGCAAAGTGGTTACCAACGCCAAGCCTGGTCAGTCGTGGCACAACTGGCGCTGCGCCTTAGATGTAGTGCCGCTGGTCAACGGCAAGGCCGTGTGGGATGACAATGCCCTGTGGCTGCAAGTCGGGAAGATTGGCAAAGCGGCGGGCCTCGAGTGGGCGGGTGATTGGACTACGTTCAAAGAGTTCCCGCACTTCCAGTACACGGGTGGACTAACAATCGCCCAACTGAATCAAGGAGCGACCATTGCCTAAAAAGAATGTGAAGCTATCTGTTGTTTTTCTCCTTGATTGTTACTTCCGCCCACGCGGCAAGATGTACAACATTCCCGCTGTCATCTGTGCAGTATGAGTACATCCCGTCAATGTGGTCAAAATTGAACTCGTCTCCGTCCTCCGTCACAACTCGTGTGTTGCGTGGTACTTCGTATAGTTTCATGTGTTCTTCTCCTTAATGCCGTGGGCGGCGGTAAAGTGGTACGGCATCAAACATGTTTGCGTCCCCGTCAGGACAGTGGTTTTCATGCCAATGTATTGATTTACAACCTCCACGTTTGTCATAGATAGCCCACGCCACAGGCTCTTGCTTATCTGCCTCTGCGATGGCTTGGCGTAGGGATGCGATAGCCTCATCTTCATTAAAAGTGGTTGGCTCATCATGCTCTGCCAAGGTTTTTTCATTGATTCCAACGCCTCAAGCGCTCCTTTCATTGCTGCGATGCTCATGCTTCCCCCTTAATGCCGTGGGCGGCTTCAATTGCTCTTGCAAAGTTCAAATAGAAATCCAAGCCTTTTGTGGTGGAAAAGATTTCTGTAATCTGCTCGTCCGTCAGCGGCTTACGTTTTGATTGTGGGTGGGTGTAGAGCTTGATGCAGTCAGGGCATGACACATCACCGCTTTCAGAATACAAATGAA